ATAAAAAAGGTGGTAATATTAATAACTATGCTCCGGGAGGAGAACTATCTCCTAAAGATTTAGACCCAGCTACTCTAGAAAAATACTTATCAGATTTAAGAGGTTTGGAAAACTCTATTAAAAAAGGTTACAAAAATAATAAATGGTATCCTCATGCAAGTGTTGAAGGTGGTGCTAATACCATAGCTTATGGACATAAATTACAACCTGGTGAATCATTTGCTTCAGGTTTGACTGAACAACAAGCTAGAGACTTACAGAAAAAAGATGTATTAGCTCATCAGACTAAAGCAGAAAAATATGTAGATGACAAATATGGTACAGGAACTTATGACAAGTTACCTCAAAATAGTCAAATGATGCTTACTGATTATGCATATAATTTAGGTAGCTTAAATAAGTTCCCAAGTTTTGTAGAAGGAGTTGTAAAAGGAGATAAAAATAAAATGCTCCAGCAATATGAAAGAAGAGGATTAACACAAAGAAATAACTGGACTAAAGATGTAATAAATACTACTGATTTCTCTAAAGGTTCAGATGAAGGTTTTTTTGGTTGGCTTAAAACTGCTTTGTCAAACAAGAAGAATGGTGGGGCTATTGAAATAGATATTAAAAATAAAGAAGACCTAAAAAGATATGTTGATCAGGGTTTCATTATAGAAGAATTGTAAATTTTTAAAGTTTATTCATTAAATTAAATTTTAGTATATTAGTATATAACACGTTATTATGAAAGTAAGAATAACTAAAGCACCAGATGGAAAAGGAAAGTTTGTAAGTAAACTACAAAAATTTACAGCACAAATGGGTGGAACAGCTCCTTCTTCTCAACAACAATTGGTAAATTTTATAGCAAATGATATTGCTTCAGGAAAAGCTAAAGAAGAAACTATGATTAAACTCTTTGCTATTTTAGGCAATGATTTTAATTCTGCTAATAGTTACTATGATCAAGTGTATCAAATGTATGCTTCTCAAAATAAAGAAGAAGATGAAGAAGAAGAAACAGATGAAGCAACAGAATCTAATAAAGTAGAAATAGCAAATAGTCCTGTAACACAACCTGTTTCAGAACAGAATGAAACTAAAATTTCTAATGATCTTATAGCTGAAGATAGAGACGACTCAGACTTTGATGCAGAAATATACTCTGACTATGAAGATCCTAATGCAACTACTCAAGCTAAATTAGGAGGTAACTTTAAAAAGGAAAGAAGAAAGTATGTAAACAATATTCTTAAACTGGCTAAAAAAGAACTTGGTGGAACAACACAACTAACTCAATCTTCTACACCAGATCCAACTGGTGAAGAAGTTAGAAATAATATGAAAGGTTCTTTTGTAAATAATCTTAAGAATAATGCTCAGTTAGCTGTAATAAAAGAACAAGCAGAAAATCAGTTTGATACATACATGCAAGATGGTGGTCAAGAACAACCATATGACTTTACTCATTATACTCATGGTGATACTGATGTGTTTCATGATCCTATGAATGAGTTAGTACAAGCAAGATTAGGCTTTAATAAAAGAAGAGGTTTTAGAAACAATCCTTATTACATGACACCTTTTATGGGTCTTACTCCTGATATGTTACAAATGGGAATGATGGGACCTATAAGTAAATTAGATGTTACAAGATCCCATTGGTTAACAGGAAGACCTTCTAGATACTCTATGGAATTTAGCCCTATGCCAGGAATGGGTATGGGTTATTATTTACCTGGTTATGGGCACGGTATGAGAGCTACTGGAAATAAAACTCCGGGTAGACTTGTAACTGAACAAATCAGTAAAGATGTAAATAATGAGAGTATAAAAGAAGTAGCAAATACAACTAACTCTGAAGCTGCAAATAATGCTACTGGTCCAAAAAATTGGAATGAGGCAGATTATAATAGTGATAATGTTCCAGATTATTTACAACCAGATGGTGCAGGAACAGAAGATCTAGCAATGGGTAGAAATTTACCTGTAGGTCCAGTAGAAAATCCTAATGATCCTACTGAAGAAATACCTACAGAAAAAGTTATTACTAAACCTAAAAAGAAATCTACTCCTAAAACAGTTACTCCAGAAGTTACTCCAGTAGTTACTCCTCCTTCAGATCCATTTGGTATTGGTGCAGGAATTGAGAATCTTATTAGAGGAGGTGCTGAGTATCTAGACCAAGGTATTACAAAAGGAAAAGATTGGTTAGTAGAAAATTCTAAAAAAATGCAAAATGATGCTAAATGGGAAAAGTATAGAACTGAGTCTGGCGCATTAATGTCAGGACCATATGTTCCAAGTTATCATTATTATGGTTCAGTAGGTATGGGTCCTCAAGCAGCACAAGCAGATGATGATTTAGTGCAAACACTTGCATTAGGTGTACCTAACTTAGTTAGTGGTGCAGCTAATTTGTTTAGAGGTGCCGCTGGAAATGCAGCACAACAAGCAGCTGGAAATGCAGCACAGAGAGGTGCTAACAAAATTTATATAGACTTTTGGAAATCTATAAAAAATAATCCAAGATCTTTAGATGGCTATCTTAGAAATCCAAAAATGCAACAAGAAGCTAATAAGTTATTTAAAGATTATTGGAAAGCTACAAATAGAAAAGGTTTACCTGAACCTCCATCTGGCACTCAATTAAAATTTTCATTTCCTGGAATGGAAGTAGGAGGTATAGTAAATGATCCATTTATGGATCCTTACGGAAACTTACAAAAGTTTATTTATGGTGGTAATGATGTTTTTACTCAAGCAGATTTAGATGATACTTATTCTAAAGATACAACAGATGCTTACTTTGCTGATGGTGGTTTAACTAAATATCGAACAAGAGGAGAAGTAGGTAATGATTATAGTTCTTATGCTAAACAAATAGGAGATAGATTAGGTATGTCTTTAAGAGATGATCTATCTGCTAAAGAAATGTATGAGTTAGCTCAAAAGGCTGGTATGGCTAATTCTCAAAGTAATACAAGAACACAGACTAATGTAAACAGAAATGCTTATCCTAATTATTTTAACGCAGGTTATAATAGAGGGCAGTTTCCTGGAATGTATTATGATCCTAGATTAGGAAACAGAGGTCCTGGTATATTTCCAGGGAGATTTGCTACTTATGCGGGAACATGGGCAAAACCAATGGGTATGCGTGTAGCAGGAACTAATCAACCTTACACAGGTATGTTTGATCCTTCTAGTATTGCTAAGATAAATGTTACAAAATCTAATTGGCTAACAGGAGCTCCTAGAAGATATACTATAGATTATAATGTAAACAGAGATGCTTCTGGAAAACCAATGATTAATCTACCTACTTCAGGTAGTTTAGCATCCGCAGGTAATACATCTGCCGGTAGCAATGTACCTAAAGGAAATGATCTACAATCTACTTTACAGAGAGAAACTCAAGGTTTATCTGGTAGAGATTTGAGAGTTAAAGAGCGTGATATAAAAAGAGCTTTTAATCAAGGTTATGGTAGTGATTATGCATATGATGATAGTAGAAATGGAAATTTTTCATCTACTCCATCATCTACTGTAAAAGCACCTGGAGAAGATAAAGAGTATATTGCAGAATTCCAACAAAAACAAAAAGATAGAGGTTTAGTATGGAATGAACAACAAAAGAAATGGGTACCTAATGCACAGAATATGGCGGCTATTAATGCTGCAACTGATCCAAACTATGTAGCTAATCAACAAACTGCAGGTAATGCTTTGGAGCAAATGGTAAATAATCCATCTAATCTTTTTGATTACTCTAATTCCCCTAGACAATCTAGTGCTCCTGATGTAAAACAATCTGCACCTACTGGACAAACACAATCTCCAACAGCTTTAGATTATTTACAAGGGAAAGCTCAACCAACAAGTAGAACACAAAGTGGTACTACAGTAATTAATGCTGCTGGAGAACCAATAACAGATGAAAGTTTTACAGAAGCTAATGCACCTTCTGCAGCAAATCCAGTATCTGCACCATCTAATCCATTAGCAGCATTTATACAATCTGCTATGGGTTCACCAAGTAGCACATCTACTGAAAATTTATTTAATGCTGTGCAACAAATGAAAGCTAATGCTTCTCCTCAAAGTTCAGCAAATGTAGAAACCGGTAGACCAGGTTTTGATTTACCTACAACACCAAGTGCACCAGAAGCAAAATTTGAGATTGACAAAAACAATCCTTATAATGAACAAAAGGAAATGTACTACTATCTCCAAAATATGAGGAATGAAGCTTATCCAGAATGGAGAAGAAATACAGTTCCTTTTAAAAAATTTGGTGGTTATTATCAGCCGGGTGGAGAGAAGAGAAGAATAATGCCTCAATTATTTGACCGCTTAGATAGACTCAGATCTTTTCTTGGTAACAATGATGAAGAGTCTGTACAAATGCCTCAACAAACATTTGAAGAAGAAATACCTTTAGAAGATTTTTATAATCAAAGTAACTTCTATGATTTTAACTTTCAAAATACATTACCTGTACCAGAAGAAGAACTGATGTATCAAACAGAATATACTCCTGAACAATTGGGTTTAGTTGAACCAGTTAGTAAACAATCAGAGTTTAGTAATACGAAAAAATCTACTAAACCAAAATCTAATTCATCTGGTAAATCTAAATCTACTTCATCTACTAAACCTAAATCTACTACTAGCTCAAATGTATCAGCTGATGATTATGATAAATATGTTTCTGAAAATAAAAATAATTATAAGCCACTTTCATCTGAAGAATTAAAAAAAGCACAAGCTGCTAAATTAAAACAGGATGAGGCTAGATATCGTAATAGAAACTATAATAGTTATACTGATGCTAAGAATGCAGCTAGACAATTTTCTGATGTTTCTACACAAGATGATCTTATTTTTAGAATGAACAATCAGCTAAAAACTTTGAGAGACCAAGAAATGACTTTATTATATAAATCTAATAAAACAGCAGCTGAAAAGAAAAAGCATGCAGAGTTAAATAAACAAGCAAATGATTTAACACTTAAGATACAAGCAGAAGAAGCTAAACTTAAAAAGATAGTTGATGCAAAACTTGCTGGTAAAAAAAGATTTGGCGGAATACCTCAAGCTGGATATGGTTTTGAAACTCCTGTTACTGAAGATGACAGAACTAAACCTGCATTAGATAGAATGCAAACTATGTCTTCTAAAGATGCGGGAACACAATTACTGAATACTCAATTAGATAAAATGAGAGAAGAGTATGGTGAAAAACCTGGAGTAGTTTCTGTAGATTACAGAAATAAAAATATGTGGGAATTAAATCCAGAAATAGGTAATATTCAATTTAATACTGCTTTAGCTGGAGCTACTGGACTTAAAAATATAGGAGATACAAAAGGTGTGCAAGCAGATTTATATAATGCATTTAAAGGTGATGCATCTGCTCCTGAAACAGCAATGATAGATGAAGGAAACTATGATACTAATACAGGTACATTTAAACCAAATCAACAAGGTTTTGAAAAAAGAGTTCAATATGGTGGGCCTATATATGAAGATGGTGGAAGTGTGTATGATGATATGGAAGAAGGAGATGAAGTAATGATGACACCAGAAGAACTTCAAGAATTTTTAAATAATGGTGGTGAAGTAGAATATATATACTAAAACAAATGATAAAAGTAAAAATTAAAAAAGTTCCTGGTTTAAAACAAGCTAGAACTGGTTATCAAGTTCAAGGTGCATTAGCAAATGACGTACCTGCCTTTGGTGGTGCTGACTATAATGCTTATATAGGAAAACCTCAAACTAAAGTTAGTAGAACTTTGCAACCTGTTGCAAGAGAAGGAGCTAATTTAGAAGCTGAAAAGAATGAAACAGTTGTTACTAATGATGGTAGTAATATGCCTGCATTTTATACAATTGGTGGTAAAAGACATTATGAAGGAGGTACTCCTTTAAATTTACCAGATGATAGTTTTATTTTCAGTGATACTAAGGCAATGAAAATAAAGGATCCTGCTATACTTAAAAGATTTGGTTTATCACCTAAAGATGGTGGGTATACTCCTGCAACTATATCTAAAAAGTATGATTTAAATCCTTATAGAAAAATTCTACAAGATCCTGACTCAGATAAATTAGAAAGAAAGACTGCTGAAATGATGCTAAAAAACTATACAATGAAGTTAGGAGAATTAGCATTAATTCAAGAATCTATGAAAGGTTTTCCACAAGACATACCTTTGATTTCTAAACCTTATATGGAAGCAAATGGTATTTCTGAAGAGGAGTTATTACCACAAAAAGCCCAACCACAGCAGCAACCTACTGAAGAGTATGCAGATTATGAAGAAGTAGAACAAGAAAATCAGATGCCTTCAGAAATGCCAAGTGGAGAACCTATTGCTCAACCTATGCAAGATGAACAAATGATGCAAATGGGACAAGAGCAAATGATGGCTTACGGAGGATATCCTATGGAAGATTATTTCTTTCCTTACAATCCTGTTGAAATGGCTTATGGAGGTTACTTACCTGAAGCTGCTACAGGAGCTATAACACCATATGAGAAAGCTAAAACTAAACAAGGTAATGTTACACCAACTGGTCAACAAAATAAGTTTAGTGATAGAGGTCAAAAGCTTGAGGATTATCTAGGACAATGGGAAGCTGATATACCTGGTATTAAAGATATGTCAGAAGGACAAGCTCAAAAAGCTATCTATGAATGGTCTTTAAAAAATAATCCAGATGCTATTAGATCAATGTGGAAACAATTTGGTTTAACAGCTAAAGGAATGAAAAGCTCTAAACTTAAAGGACTTAGCCAAAATAAAACTGGTCAATTTACAGAAGAAATGCTTAAAGATCCAGAACTATTAGAGAAATTACAAGAAGCTTATGTAGATAATTATTTTGGAGTTAGACAATTAGATCCTTTAGCTAAAAGGAAAGAGGATCCAAAAGTTATAGAAAATCCTAACGCTCCTGTTCAAAAATGTTATTGCCCTGATGAAAATGGTAATGAAGTTGAGACACCTATGGTAGATGGTAAATGTCTATGTGATGAGTATACTGCAGAGTCAGAATATGATCCTGGTTTTGCTCCACCAAGAAGAAGATCAGGCTTTTTTTTACAAGATACTATAAATACTGCTAATGCATTTGCAAATCTAATGGGATTAAAGAAATACTTACCTATTACACAAAGAATGCAACCTATAGAGTATGGAGTAAACTATTTAGATCCTACAAGAAACATTGCTGCACAAAATGAAGCTACTGCACAATTAGCTAAGGCTGTTTCTTCAACAGCTGCTGGTCCTGCAAATAGAGCTACTTTAGCTGCAATGCAAGGTAAGTTATCAAAAGGTGTTTCTGATGTATCTAGTCAATATGATAATGCTAATGTAGGTATTGCTAATCAATATGAACAAGGGTTAGGTGCTTTAAGAAACCAATATAATATGATGAATAATCAGTTGACTAAACAATTAGGAAATGAGAATGCTATTGCTAATCAAAATTATGATAATTCTGAAAGGCTTTTTAGAGGTGATGTTGCTAAAGGATATACTACAGGACTTACTAATGCTGCACAAATAGATGCTGTTAATCAACTAAATGAAAATTATAAAGTTGATCCTGAATCAGGTGGTTTTGTAGATTATGTAGCAACTGATAAAACTGTTGATCCAGGTACTAAACAAAAAGATGCCTTAGATTTTGCATATGAATTACAAGGTTCTGGTCTAAGTCCAAAGATGCAAGAAATGTTATTTAAACAAAATTATGGTCTGGGTAGATATGGTGGACAATTTGCTAATGGTGGAGCATATGTAATGGGTGATACAGTTTTTCCATTTATGTTTTATTAAACTTTAAAAGTTTATTAAACTTATAAAATTTTGATAGTTTTACAATAGATAATAAGAATCAATTATGGCAACGTATTTACAAGGCGTCACAGATTATATACCTCAGTTTCAACCCTTTCAACCTGACTTAAATTTTTATGCAAATGTTTTGCAGACAAAACAAACTCAGTATGATAATAATTGGAAGGCATTAAATAATATGTATGGTAAATTATACCATGCAGATTTAACTAGAGACGGTAATATTAATAAAAGAGATACTTATTTAAAACAAGCTGAGTTTGATTTAAAAAGAATTTCTCAAATGGATTTATCATTAGAGCAAAATGTAAATCAAGCTACACAAATATTTAAACCATTATATGAAGATAAAGGCTTAGTAAAAGATATGGCCTGGACTAAAAATTATATGACGGAAAGAGCTAAAGGAGAATCTTTTAAAAATGCTTATGATGAAAAATTGCAAGATAGATATTGGGATGTAGGTTTAAGAGAACTAGATTATAAAAGAGAAGAATTTAAAAAAGCAGATGATGCAACAGCTATGAGTTTTGGAAATGCTACATATACTCCATATGTAAATGCTATGTCTGTAGCTCAAGATGTAGCTAAAGAAGCTGGATTATCTATTGAGTCAGTAAAGTTTAGTCCTGATGGTAGATGGATTATTAAAAATAAAAATGGTGAACAATTAATAGAACCATTAAGTAAATTATTTGAAGCAAGATTAGGTAATGATCCTGCAATACAAGCTGTATATAATACACAAGCTTATGTTGATAGAAAAGATTATGCTAAGTCTAATGCTGCTTTATTTAATAATGATGAGAATGCTGCAGAAATGAAGTATCTTGAAGATAAGTTTACAATACTTAAAAGACAAAATGAATTAAGATACAAAGGTTTACAAGCACAAAATACAGTATATAATAATAGAATAGATGATTTAAAGAAACAGGTTGCTAATAAAACAGCAAACCCTGGAACAGAGCTAGAGATAGCTCAATTAGAAATGAACCGGGATATTAATGCTAAAGTATTAGCATCAGTAGAACAACAAGGCAAGACTCTAAATAATGGTATGTCAAGTACACCATCTACTGAAGGTGGATTTAGAAATCCTTATGGTGACCTAAATACTTTAAGATTTAAGGTAGATTCTGGTGTAGCCAGTATGCTTATGTCAAAAGACTTAAATGAAGCTGCTCAAATATTTGCTTATAAAGATGCTAAAACAGATTTAGAGTCTAACCCATATAAAGTAATGGAAGACAAGCATATGTACAATCTTAAAGAGATTGGTGCAAAAGAAGCTTCTGCAAAGAGAGTTGCTGAATATAAAGCTGGACTTGCTAAAAAAGAAGCACTAGATAAATGGTTAGTTGAAGACAGAGGTACACATACATGGGAACCTATTACTGATGCTAATGGTAATATAGTAGGTAGAGTAGCTAGAGAAAAAGAAAATGAAACTACTGGTGTAACTATAACAGATAGAGATGGTAATGTTACAAATGAAATTAACATGCTGGACTTTGCTAATCAAGTTAAGAAAGATCAGTTTGCTAAAGTAAAACAACTTTTTCAAAGTAGTCTTCCTCTTATTGCTACATTAAATGGTAATGGTCATATGACTAATAAAGAAGTAGCACATATATTACAAGAACAATTAGTAGCTATTGATAGATATGAAAAAGGAAAATTCTTTTTTAATAAAATACTTACAAATGATATAAGAGCAAAATATAATATAAAAAGTGATATGTCTTTGTATCAAGCAGTACGAGACGGTAAAATTCCTGCTAAAGAAGCTACTACACTTTTAGCTGGTTTTGATGATAAAGTTTATTCAGAAATTGCTAGTGCATCTCAAGATGTATTTAAAGGGGCGTATACAGGTACAGGTATTACAACACTTAAATTAGACAATATGTCAAATAAGTTAAATGAATTTATTGCTCAAAATCCTAACTTATCAGAAATTCAAGTTGGTGGTAAACCTACAGCTTTATATTCAGCTTTTAGAAAAAATAGTTCTGCTCTTACTGGTTATATAGAATATGATAAATCTCTTAAAAAATGGAAAGAAGATGCTATAAAAGGTGTAAAAGCTGAAATGATAAGACTTAATCCTAATTTAAGAGGAAAGACTTCTGTAACTGATTTAGTAAAAAGTCAATTGGATCCTAGTAATTATACCCCAAGTTCATCTATTGTAGATTATTTATTTGATGAAAATGGTAATATAAGATCACAAGAAGAATTTTATAAAGCAGTTCCAGATGATTTAAAAAGTAAATATATTAAAGGTCCAGGAAAAAGTACAGGACAAAAGATTATAGATTTTGTATTTCCTGGTTATAGTCCAACTAGTGTTAGTAGAGAGGGTATAGATAGAAGTAAAGGTAGCTACGCATCTTCAGGAAGAGTTGAAGTTTATAAGGGATTAGGAGATGATGCAGGTGGTCCTTTAAAATATTTTGAATTAGTTAAACAAGCCAATAAAGCATTTACAAATTCTTCTGTAATTAAACAAGCTCCTCCAGGAATTGATGCAATTACAGATGCGGGTACAGGACTTTATACTAATAAAATGAAGTACTATAATGTTAATACAAAGAGCATGGGACCTGTTGCAGCTAAAGGATATGAAATGTTAAATACACTAAGTAACTTAGATTTAGGTGATACCGAAAATATTAGAGTATCTACTTTTGGTTCAAGTGCTTCTGCTTGGGCGCATGGTCATGTTGCTGAAGGTAAAGATGTCCCTCTAGCACAACAAATACTTACAGATCTTAAAGACGCTAAAGGAAAGTATACAAAAGAAAATACTCTTACTGAATTTGGTATTGCTTATAAACCAATATCTGCAGGTGATATAAAATATTCTGGAGTAATAATAAAACTACCAGATGCTTATATTAAATCTCTTAATGTTAGTGATGAGAAAAAAGCTGAGCTACAGCAAAATGGAGTACAGTTTATGATACCTAAAGAACAACTATCAGGAACTACCTTGTATCAAGAATCTACAAAAGATCCAATATCAGCTGTAATAGATTATACAGGTAAACCTTATATTTATACTGATCCATTAAATCCAAAAAATACATTAACAATTTCAAAAAATGATTTTGGATTATCCCCTTATTCAGTAGAAATAACATCTGGTGTATATGACCCTAATACAAATACAGAATTAGAAAATAGATTAGTAGATTATGAAACATCTTATGGTAATAATCTTACAAGTTTTGTATTTGATAATATTACAGGTGAAGGTGGTTTCTTTGATCAATCAAGAGCAATAAATAATTACAATTATAATAATAGATAATAATGGCTGAAGAAAATCTTTTTAATCCTCTAGATGATTTAGGTCCAGAGTTTGGTGGTATTAATAGACCTGGTTCAGATGCTAATAGTTATTTACCTTTTGAAGGTGATAAAATAGATACTCCTAAAATTAATTTTCCACAGGCACCTAATCCTTTTAGTATGCCTGGTGTTAGAGATTTAACAAGACCTAACTTTAACATTAAACAAAATATTGTAAATAATCCTGGTATAATTAAATCTGCACCTAAACCTGGAAAGGTAGATGTAAAAGGTTTAATGAATGCACAACAAGATTATTTAAAATCATTAATACAAAGTAAACAGTCAAATGAAGATTATGCTAGAATATATAGTTATAATGCTGGTCCAAGTGGAGGAGCATTCTATGATAGATATGCAGCATATGGACAAGAAACATTTGATAAAGTAGGCTTTCACCCTTTAAGGGATAATGAAGCCCTATTTAATGCAAGAACTACTAAAGCAGATGATTGGAGTAGAATGATGTCACACTCATTTTTACCAATGGTGTGGAAAGGTTTTACTGATGGACCTAAGAGTTTATGGAAAATGATTCAAGGTGACTTTACCGGAACAGATCTAGAAGGAGCAGAAGAATATGAAAGATTAGCTGCTATAGGATCATCTAGTAAAGGAGGAGCATTTGGATTTGTAAATAATACAGTAATGAACTTTGGTTACACTGCTGGTATTATTACTGAAGCTATAGTAGAAGAAGTAGCTGGTTTAGCATTAGCTCCGTTAACAGCAGGTACTTCAGCAGCAGTTACTACTGCAAATAATGCAAGAAAAATACCTTCTTTATTTAAAGGTATAAAAGGTTTTGAGGCAGCATATGATGCCAGTAAAGCAGTAGGTAATACACTTAAAGCTTTAAATAATTCTCAATCAGCAAGAAAGTTTTGGAATGCAGCTAATGCTGCAGGTACTAGTAAAATAGGAAGATTCTTAAATCCTTTAGAAAATACTGTAGATGCAATAACAGGTATAAGAGCTACTGATAACTTAACGGGTCTTGCTAAGACATTTAGAACTGCCGGAGGTTTCTATAGAGATGTAAGAAACTTAAATATGGCTTTATCTGAAGCTAGGCTTGAAGCTGGTATGGTAGAAAACAAAGTTTATAAAGATGGGTATAATGCTCACTATGAAAAATTTGGTACAGCTCCTACTAATGATGTACAAGAAAAATTAATGGCTACAGCTAAACAAGCTTCATTAGATACTTTATATTGGAATACAGGATTAATATATGCATCAAATAAAATAACCTTTAATAATATTACAGGTCCAAGAGGTGGTATAAGAAACTTTGTAAGAGCTAATATAGATGATGTAATGAAAGCCGGTAACGGTAAGTTTGGTACTGTAGGTAAGATTGTTTATGATAATACTAAAAAACAATTTGCTAGACAGTCTAATGATTTTATGTCATGGGCAAAAGGTTGGGCAAAAGATCCTATATATAAAAGTGTAGGTAAGACTGTAGGTTATTTTAAATCTAATTTTACCGAAGGTTTACAAGAAAATGCTCAAGAAATAATTGCTGGAGCAAATGAAAAATATTATACAGATGCTTTTAAAAGTTCTGTTTTAAAAATGAATCTATATTCAAGAGGTGTAACTGGTTATGCAAATAAAACTAAGTTTGACTATTATGAAGATGAATTTGGTCAACAGTTTACTGAACAAGGTGCTGAAACTTTTGCATCTGGTTTCTTAATGGGTACACTTGCAGCACCTTTAAATAGTGCAGTACCTATGTTATCTATAGGATATAACAGATTATTTAATAATGCAGAATACCAAGAATATAAAACAAGAAAAGAAGAAATGCTTAATGGCATTGTAAAAAATTTAAATAGTCTTGGTCCAAAGCAATTTTATGATTCTAGAATATTTAATGCTGCTGTTCAGGATATGGCCGCAGATGTTAAAAATACAGGTTCAAAAAGACAAGCTTATGATGCTACAGATGAAGCTTTTATAAGTCAAGTAACTACTGCTATGGAAACAGGTAGTTTATATCTCTTCAGAGAAAGGATGACTGATATGAAGAAGATGACTCCTGAAGAAATAGAAAAAGAAGTTCCTGGTATAGAAAAAGGTGAGGGTCAAAAATATTTAAATAGACTTGATGATATAATTAACAGAATAGATACTGTAGAAAAAAGATATAATTACTATAAAGAAAGATATCCTAATCCAATTTCTCTAGAGACATTAAATGAAAAAGATCCAGAGTTTAATGCTAAAGTACAACTTTATACAGGTTGGAATGTAGCATTAAGAAATGCTGTATTCTTTAATGAAGCTTTTGAATCTGCTTTAAAAAGAAAAGCAGGAATTAAAAATAAACTTACAGCTAATAAACCATTTGCATCTATATCAGATACAGAAGTTAATAGCTTATTAGACAATTTAGTATTAGGAAAAGAAATAAGTAATATCAGAAATGAAATTAAATCATTAGAAGATTTAAAGAAATCTGGTACATTAAATCCTGAGTTAAATAAAGAGTTAGAAAACAAAAAGAAAAAATTAGAAGCTTACACAGAGTTATTTAATGAAACAGAAACATTTAATAATTTCTTTAACAGATATGAAAATCTTGAGTTGATTAAAAAATCAATGAAAAAAGAACTTGAAAAAAGAAATATTAAAACTGATGAATTAACTGATGAAGCTGTTATTGCAGCTATAGATAAAAATTTAGGGGCTTTTGATGATGTAAATAAAGCTGAAAGAATACAAGCATATAAAAGAAGTGTAGACAAATATTTAAAGTCTATTGCTGATGTTAGTAATGATAATGTATTTGATGAAAAATTAGATGACTTATTTAATGATTTATTAGATCACCAAAAACTAGATACAGAATCTAAAAAGTTGGTTAGGTATAATAACCTACTACATAACCCGGAAGAATTTTTAAAACTTGTAGAAAGAAATACAGAATGGTTAAAGTCACTCTATGATAATAGAGAAAATATTTTTAGAGATATTGTAACTGAACAAATAGGTATTGTAGAAGCAAACTCTTTACTAAATGCTTTAGCAGATAGAGGTATCTACATGAGTGTAGATGACTTTGCAGAGTTTATTAAAAATGGAACTAAACCAAAAGAGTTCTTTAATGAACCTGCTAATGAAGTATATAGAGAAGGTACTACTGAATATGATGAAATTTTTGAAGAGTACTTAACTAAGTTTAATGCACTTAGACCTGAAAAACCAGTAAGCCAAGAAGAAGATGAACTCTTTGGTCAAGACTTAGATCTTGACATGATTTTTGAAGATGAAGAAACAGCACAAAAAACTAAAGAAGAACTTTATAAATCATATACTCCAGAACAAAAAGCTTCTATTAAAAAGATTGAAGAGTTAATTAAACTTCAGGAAAATGTAAAAGCAGGAGAAACACTTAAGGTAGATGACCCTACAACAGGATTAAAGGCCGGAGAAAAAGCTTATTTAATAAATGATCTTTTCCATAGAAGGGTTACTAATGCTATAAAAGATGTAGAAGCAAGTGATTACCAATATACAGATAAAGCAGTTTTAGAAGATATATTTCAAATTGCTTTTGGTGGTAATGTTCTTAAAGAAAATACTGGAGCAGAAGACTTTACCTTTAAAGGTAAAAACTATGTTAAAGATTTAGTACCTACAGAAGGTGGTTATAATATTAAAGTATCAGAAAAATTAGAAGATGGTACAATAAAACCTTTATCAGAAACTGAGTCTTCAATACTAGGTTTTATTTATTTAGCTAAACAAGCTGATCTTGCTGGATTTAGAGATGTGTTATATGAAGAACTAGCAGATGAATTAACTAATATTTTACAACCAACTACAACTCCTGTTTCTAATAAAGCTAATATAGAAAGATTAGAAGCTTTAAATTTATTAGATAAGGAATCTACAGAGTTTTTTAAAGATGGTATAGATAAAAAAGTAACAGATATAGAAAATGAATACTTAGAAAGATTATTAAATTTAGAATATTTGTCAAAACCTTTAGTTTTAAAAGATATATCTCAAAAAGAATATAATGATCAAGTTGCTTCTATAAAGAAAAGTTATGAATCTAAAATTAATAGTGTTGGTAAACGTAGATATAGAATTAATCTTGAAAGTGCAAGAGATAAGGAATTAGCTGATTTAAAAAGAAAATATGATGCAGAACCAGCTGTTTCTACCAGTCCTGTTTCTGATAAGAAAGCTGATATAGAAAGAAGAAGACAGGAAGAATTAGATAGAAAACTTAATAATAGAAAAGGCGCATTAGAAGTACAACAAGAATTTGAAAATAACTTAAAAGAAAATCAAGAAATACCAGAATATTCTAAAGTTGGGGTTAAATATAATGAAGGGTCAGAAGTAACAGCAACTTTTCAAGATAATACATCTGAAACATTTAAAGGCGAGCCTTACCCAATAGTTATAAATGTTATCAAGCCAGCAATTATAGAAAATGGAAAATTGATACAAGCTGCTGTATTACAAATAGGTATGTTTGATTCTAAAGAATCTGCCGATAATTGGGTTTCTGGTATAAAAGATAGAAATGCTAAGCAACTAACGCAGCTTGAGCAGGAAATCAATGCTAAATATGATGCAGAACTAGATGCTTTAGAAGAAGCTCCAGTAAGTACTGAAGAACAAACTACTAGTGCTCAACCTGTAAACATAAGCAATGAAGATTTATATAATAAGATATATAAGTTTGTATCAGAAAAAACATATGAAGATGGTAGAGAAGCTGGTAATTATATAGATCAAGCTGCAAAAGATTTTTTGGGTGAAGGTAAAATGCCGGAGTTTGATCCTAATAAAATTACTAAAAAAGCTTACTTAGATTTATTTGGACCAGATGGACACCTTACCCAAATAAAAAGAAGAATTGATAATGGTGAACTTTATATAGTAGCTAAAGGATTAGTAGTATATGATTCTAATATAGAAAAGCTTGATGGTACTACAGATAGGATTGCCGGAGAAATTGACTTAATAGCAGTAGATAGAAAAGGTAAAATACATATCATAGATATTAAAACAGGAAATGAGGATAAGTGGTTTAAGTTTAATAAAATTAAAAAGACTAAAAAAACAGCCACCACAAAAGATGATGGTATATATTCTAAAAGAGAAAACTATACTTTACAACAAGCTACTTATGCTACCTTATTAAAAAGAATGATTGGTGTTGATGCTAGTATATCTATATTACCCGTTCAAAGAAGTTCTGATCCACAAACTGGAAAAATTTTAACTGCAGGAAAACCTACAGCTCAATACATATATCAACCTTTAATTTATAGAAGAACACCTGATGGCAAAATATCAAAAAATTCTATTGGTATTAAAGAGTTTGAAGTAGATAATTCACCACAAGTTTCAGAAATGCTTATTCCTCTTTATATGGCTAGTGTAAGAGATGAGATGAATACTCTTTTCCCAATCACAAGATATAAGGATGCAACAGGTGAGTATGTTGAAGAAATGATAGATTTATCTGGTGTATCTAAAACTGTATCACCTAAAGATAAATTAAATACCCTTACTAAAAAATATGAAAATAGTACTAAGAAGATAGACTCTCAAATAGAAACTATTCAAGAAAGACTTAGTAAATTTAATATTACTCAGAACTTTGATAGTATAGACCTATCAGAAAACTCTGACTTTGTACAACAACAACTAGAAAAAGATGAAGCTTTTGCTAATGTATTTAAAGTACATAAAGATAGATTTGTTGGAAAAGTTGCTTATGCACCAACTCCCGGACAATTATTAGCAATTGACGCATTATCTACAGGAGTATTAACTCCGGAAGAAATAGATTTTGTACAAAATAGTAATCCTAATAGAGAAGAAGTATCTGAAATAATACATGAAGCAGTTAAAAGAATACAGTATTTAAAAGTTAATACAACCAGTGATGTTGCTGCTAGAGCATTTTCAGATTATCAAAGAGATGTCTTTAATTTAATTAGTTTAAATAATACTAATGCTCAAGATAAAGCTATCTTAGAAACATTTGTTAATGCATCTCAAGCTACAACACCTCAAGAAATACAAGATGCTGTAAATAGTTTAGATACATTGCAGAGTAGTCTAGAACAGCAATTAAGTAACAAGTTTTTAAAAGATAATGTTATACAAAAAATACAAGGTCAACTTAAAGATGTTAAAGATTTTAATGCTAACTTTAGATTAGATTCAGGCTTTGTTGATGTAGTAGATATTTTTGCTGATCCAATAGATTCTACAATAGATGGAGAAAGTGTTGTAAAAGTAAATGATATTTATTATCTTAATAAGGATGGTAACCCTAAAATGGTGGTAACAGAGATATTAGAAAATGGAAACATTGTGTTAAAATTAGCTACTAAACAAAATACACCTAGAAAAAATGCAAAAGAAATGGTAGTCTCTCCAAATGAATTGTCAAATAATTTTGTTAAAGAGTCAGAGTTAAATAATGTCTCTGATAAACAAACAACATATACAACATCTCCTGCTGAAAAAGAAATTTTAGAAGAAACTTTTGATGCTCAAGATGTTTTCCTTGCATCTGATGAAGCTAAACAAGAAGCTTACAATATTGGTATGGAAACAAATGTGGAGGATATAAAGAATGATTTAATTAATAAATTTAAAAACTGTCAGTAATGATCCAATGTGCTATAAATGATCCAGAGATAATAAAATCACTTTATTCATATGTTGTTGCAAATTTAAAAGAGGCAGAAAAAAAAGGAAGTTTTGATCCAAATGAGTTCATGCAAAATTTTTATAATGAACTTAAAGCTAATGGTTCACCAGAAGCTGCAGCAAAATACATTGCATCATTACCTAAATTAATATCAAGTGTATATACTTCATATTTTTTTGAAAGTAATATTAATATTGATGTAAATAAATTAAAAGAATTAAACATATCTTTTAGATCAGAAGATGGTATCAATAATGTACTAAAAGAATTTGACAAGCCTATAGATGCTGATAAAATTAATGCTAGTATAAATACAGATGATATATCTGAAAATGAGATTGAAATAAAAGAAACAGTAATTAATGAACCAGTTATACCTTCAAGAAGATTTAGAACATTTAGTCCTTTAACAGGTACAGGTCAATCATATGTTAAAATAAAACCTTCTGCAAAAAATTCTAAAGAACTTGTTGTAGAAAGAATAGATCCAAATAAAATACATATTGTTAATACAATGGCTTCTATAAGCAATAGTATGAACAATCAAAGTATTACAGATGGTGTAATATATCAAGGTAAAAAACTATTCTTTAGAGCTTATAATTTAAATGATTTTGCTACTGGAAATAGACAACAATTATTTGATAAAACAACTGAAGATGAAATTATAAAAGCTAGATCAATTGGTGATAAAACACCTAAAGGAGTTTTAAAAATTAATGAAAGAGTTGTATTAATATTATCTGATGAAGCAGGAAATCAACTTTACTTTGATGATGCTGGTAATATTTCTAATGAAAATGAAGGTAAAATTGTTTACCAATTCTTAAGACCGGTAAGAGTAGTTGAGAATAAACTTGTAACTACTAATATTTATAGTGATGAGAATGCTATTCTTACACCAAAAGAAATTGCTAGAAGTACTTATAAAGAAGAATTTGGAGATAAACAAGCTTACTTAGATTCAATAATAAAAGAACAAGAGGAAGACTTAGCAACTCTTAAAAAAATACAAGATGCTGCTTTAAGAAGAAAGCCTTCAGATGCTGCCTACTTATTACCTATTACAGGAATGACTAATGGTATAACTACTCTAGATTCTGCTACAACTATATCTCTAGAAAACTTAATAACATTTCCTAATCAGTCTAAAAAAATTATATCTACAATTGAAACTCAATCAAAAGAAAGTGGTGTTGTAAAAAAAGGTGGAGGAACTATAGAAATAAATAGTGAAAGGTTTCCTATTGATAGGATGAGAATAACTAATGATATAGCAAAACAAATTTCAGAAATTATTATAGAACCAGGATTAACTGTTCAACAAAAATATGATTTTATTAAACAGTTTATTCCTATAGGAATGACAAAAAGTGTTAGAAATTTTGACATAACATATAATTTTGAAAAAAACTCATTGTTCTTAACTATATATGAGAAGCCTAACCTAATAAACCAAATAGCTCAATACAATCTATCTAATACTAATCTAAACAATGTAAATACAGCAAAAGCTTCTGAAGACTTATTTAATGCTTTAACTGAAGGTTATAATGGCTATGCTACTTTTATAAGTTATGATAATGATGCACTAAGAAATAACTCATATAGAATTTATAAAGGTGGTAAAACATTTGAAAAAGACAGTTATTATAATTTAATACTTGCTCAAAATCCTAATATTTCACTCATAGAAAATAACCCAGGTTTCTTTAACTATTCATTACAGTTTGATGTTCCTACAGGTCCTACAGTTTCTAATATAGTTACAGTAAAAGCATTTAGAACATCTGGTACTTTTTCTTCTAGAGTAGGTTATGCACAGAGAGGCTCTGGTTTATATTATGCATTAGATAAACCTTTTCAAGAAGTTCTTTCTAATGATCCTGTAGAAGAAGTAACCGTATCTTATGATCCTTCTAAGACTTTAGATGCAACAACAGAAGAAGGTCAAACTAGATTTATGGATATTAAAAGATCTGCAATTGAAGGCAAATCATTTAAGTCTATGCAAGAATCCAATGATGCTGTAACAGAAGCTATGATTGCTAATGGCTATGAATCACTAATTGGTTGGATTGAACAAGATGTAGAAGAAGCAGGTAGAGAACTTGTTTTATATAAACCTATTGCTGAAAAAAGACAAGAACCTGTTGATGATGAATTCATACCTGTAAATACTACTACTGCAGCTGATATAGAAGCAACAAGATTATATAATATAATAACTTCACCAGAATATATTGATGAGATGGCTCGTCAAGGTATTTTGGCAAGTGAGTCATGGCATTTAAATAAATTATTAAAAAATGAAATACAAAAGAATTCTCAGTACACTAAAGAATTTGCTAGAGAAGTACTTGACAGTTTAATATTAATAACTAACTTTTCACAAAAACAAATTAATATTATAAATAACATTATAGATAATAAAGTTGAAGGTGCTGAAATTAAAAGTGGTACTGATATAATACAAAATATTGTTCAGCCAGAAGCTCCTCAGCCTCATAATAATCCAACTAACTCTAATAAACCTGATGATTTAATAGATGGATTATTTAGAAGAGCAAAAAACTTAGATGAAAAAATAAGTGAAAAGAAAATAAAACAGTCTATTGATTGGTGGAATAGTCCTGGAATGAAAGCCATGAGAGATGCAATAGACTTGAATCCTATAATGAATATAGTAAATTCAGATATATATGCTACTTTTATTGTAAGTGCGGGAACTTTAGCAAATCCAGATAGACTTGGTAAGATAAATTATAATGTTCAGAAAGGTAGTGTATTCCAAAATCTAACAATATATCATGAGGCATGGCATGCTTTCTCACAATTATTCTTAACTCCTCAACAAAAGACTGATCTATATAATGAGATGAGATCTTTAAAGGGAACCTTCACTTTAGAAAATGGGGAAACCTATAGTTACTCTACAGCAAAGATAAGACAATTAGAAGAAAAGTTAGCAGAGGATTTCAGAAACTATATGAAGACTGAAAAACCTGAAACTAAAACCCCGGTTAAAAATACTATATTTAGACAAATATTAAATTTTTTAAAAGCTTTATTAGGTAAATTTCTTAAGAAGTTTAACAAAAAAGATGTTACTATAGATGCATTAAATTCACCAATGGCAAAAGAATTGTTTAACAATTTGAGAGTTGGTAATTTAAATAGTTATAAACCTCTTATATCTAATGCTGAACTATTCTCTTTAGATAGAGGTGTAAGAAATGTAGAAAACCCTAGAGAAGATGTACTTAGTAAACAAGATAGTACACAATTAGTATCTGCAATAGATTCTATAATTGCTGAAATTATAGATGCAAGATATAAGAAATATAAAAATGTTCCCGGAGCTAAAGCTATAACAATAGCTACTCTTGTTGAAACTCAAAGAAGAGAAATACTATTAAATGAAGTTAGAGAGGTTTTAGAAAAAAAACTTAAAACAGAAAAAGATAAACTAAATAAATTAAAACCAAATTTTGATTTTAATGGGTTATCTACTTTACAGAATATAAAAGACTATGCATCTGCCAAATTAACTAATAAAAAAGGTGATCATAAATATGTATTCTTAGCTTCTCAAATTTTAGATTTTTCTAAACTTGATCCTTCTTTAAAGAAAGGTGAAAGAGTAAAAGGTGAATCATATGCAGGTACTATAAAAATTGTTTCTGATTTTTATAAGCATAAAGAAATTAAAAATGAGAATGGTAAACCTGTAGATATAATTGTAGTATCTAATTTAGAGGATGCTGAAGTACAATATAATAACTATGTAAAAGGTGAGGCAAAAGCTTATACAGGATTTGAGCTTAATCAAAAAGCTTTACAGCCTAATTTAAATTTATCTGAAGATGAAGCTCTAATACTAGATAATATTAGAATACTGCAATTAACTCTTAGTAACTGGGGAGATAATAAATCTGGTGTTATTAAATACTATTTAGAAAATACTGACTATGAAGTAGCAAAGAAAAAGTATGAAACAGATTATACAGAAACAGTAGATGCTGATGGTAATACAATTGACCAAACAAAAGTTGGTGATGGTGTTACAAGCCAACTAGAAATAAATAATGATAATTTAAAGGGCAAGGTTTCTCTACAACAATTAATGAGTAAAGAAACAGCTTATATATTAAAGAGTTTGTTTAAAGTAGATTCTCAAGGAAACACTCCTGTAGATAGATTTGGATTTAAACAAAGAGCTGATTTTTCTAAGATATTTAATATTGTAGCAAAAACTATTGGTGGTATAAGAGATAGACAAAAAGCTTATGATGCTCTTGTTAGAGAAGCAGAAAAGTTTCCGGAAATTAAACAATTAATTGAAAGTAAATATCCTGAACCAAATACAAGAAACACTTATGAATTTGATATAAGTAGACAATTCTTACAAGACTTTGGTAAAGCTAAAGTTAAATACATGCAATTGTTTGCTACACTAAGTGATAATGGTGAGTTTGATTTACAATCTGTACAAGCTTCTTTATCTATTAGTTCTATACAAGGTAGATGGATTTCTGAATTTAAGAGTTCTCCTAAAACTCCATATATAAATAAGAGTGCAAATAATGTTTCTTCTTTAAATTTAAATGCAATTGTATCTGAGTTTAGAGAAAAAAGCGGGAACTTAAAAAAATCTAAATCTTTAGAGTTTGCTCAAGCTATAGGTATTGGTTTAGATACAAACAAAAATATAATTTCTGAACTTGATAAAAACTCTGATTACTATGGTTTACCTTATATATTTGATGCTGTAATAGAGTTTAATGAACTACAGTTACTTGAACAAGCAGGTCAAACATTAACCCCACTTCAAAAAGAATACTTAGATAAATTTAGATTAAACCCACTTGAGACTTTAAAAACAACTGTACCAAAAGATGTATTTACAGGAATAATAAAAGAGGACTTTAATGAGAATACTCAGTTAAGAAGACTTGCTGAATTACAAGGTAAATATGGATATGATTCAGCTACAGCAGGTGTAATTAGATCTAATGGTAATACAGGATATGAAGACATAAACTATAGTACTTATTCTGCTAGATTAGATGCTCTTAATAATGTAGAAAAAATAACAGATCTATGGCAAGAAAAGCAGTATTCTTATATGAGTTATCTTGACCCTACTATAAATACTTATACTAGACATTTAAAAATACTGAATAGTATATTTGATAGATATGAAAAAAATGGTGATAGAAAAAAAGGTAGATATATTGAAGCTATTGCTGTAGATGGTACTAATATAAATGATGATCTAGGTAATACTACTACTGAACTAGATGATAAATCCAAGTTCCTACAAGAGATTCATAGTATGCTTCTTGCAGGCTGGGCAGAACTACCGCGTATTTCTGAGAAAAAGTTTTCACAAGGTTTTAGAGTTATAGGTGGAATAGAAAATGGATTAGTTCTTGAGAAGGGTGCTGATAAAAACTTGTATGTAGATATCAATATGTTCTTTGAGGGTAACAAGGGAGAAAATTATGCTATAGTTGAATATCTTTCTGGTTACTTAGAAGGAGAGTTTGATAGAATAAAAAAGTTTAAAGGATCACAAAGAAATGAGCTTTTAAAAATTACAGGTTATAATAGAGTAGTAGATGAAGTTAATGGTAAAAAGATTTATGCCGGAGAAGTATTTAGTGCATTTGATACTGTACTGAGCCCGGAGACTAAAACCAAATTATATAATCTTATTGAAGAAAATATAAATGTTAATTTAAGAACTTCATTAAAAACTGATAGAGAGTTAGCACGTCTAGTATCTAATGATTTTAAAAATTATTTTAATGAATTAGTTTCTGATTATTCTAAAACTTACTATCAAGATGTTCCTTATTTATCTGAGTCTCTTTTAAGAAAAGCTGGTGTTAAACTTTCTGAGTCACCTACATCAGAAGAACTTAAAGCAATAAGAAATAATAAGACTATAACAGATAATATTATTAAAGCTTATGCTTATAATGATTGGATACATAAGTTTGAAACATCTATAATAATGTTTGGTGATTTTGCTCAATGGGATCATGCAAAAGAAGATTGGTCTAAAAGGATTCCAGGAGCTACATCAGATGGTACAGGTTTCTTATATGATCAAGGCACTCAAGATTTTATTAATAATACATTTAATGCACCTTATGAAATTAAAAATGAGTCAGGTCAAAAGGTAGAAAAGCTAAGAACATATGCTGCAATAGAGACTGCAAAAACTAATGGTAAAATAAACTATGATAATTATGTTTTTTCAGACATATTAAATACTGCTGTTATTCAAGATATAGAAAGAAAAAGTATATATCTAGATGATATGAAAGCTGCTTGGAAAGAAGAGTTTTCTAAAACATATGATAATGAAACTGCAGAGTATTTTACAAAACTAAATGCTGAAGCATTTGAGAAAATGACTGAAGGTGATGGTATGGCTTATATGACAATAGATGCATATAGAGCTTTACATAAAACAGGTAGAGGATGGTCTATAGCTCAAGAGAACTTATATCAAAAGATTATAAATGGTGAAAAAGTTACTCAAGCGGAGGCTGCTCAGTACTTTCCTATTTATAAATTACATTATTTTGGTGCACTAAAGAATGACTTAATTGCTACTACAGCAATGCATAAGTTTTCTGTTATGCCTTTAATTCCAGGTGTTAATGCTAAAGAAGGTTCTCAATTAGATAAGCTTCATAAAAAAATGCTTAGAGAAAATGTACAATATGTTACATTTGGTTCTGGATCTAAAGCTGCTAACTTAACTTCTACAGGTAAACTAGATAATATATTTGCTTCAGATCAACAAAAAGCTATCTCTGATGATGTAGAATTTACATTAAATCCAATTTACTTAGCTAATTTAAAAGAAGTTACTGTAATTAATGATGAGTTTAAAGGTGAGCTTCCAATAGCTACACAAACAAGAGCTATTATTTTAGATAACTTGTTTGAAAATGGTAAGATAAAAAATGAAAATAATAAACAGATAATAGATAGTTATTTAAATACTATTAAAGATTACACAAAGTTATTACAATCAGATCTATTAAATGAAATAGGTTATGTGTATAATGAAGAAACTAAAAGATATGAAGGTAATCTTAAAAACTTTGTTGAATTTATAAGAGAAGAATTAGCAGCAAAAGATATACCTAATCACTTAGTTAAATTAATAAATACAACTGAGGATGGTCAGTTAACAATGGATCTTTCTATTCATCCTGAGTCTCAGGATATTGAACAGTTGTTAATGAGTGTAATTCAAAAAAGATTAATTAAACAAAAAACTAATGGTGAACCACTGGTGCAAGCACCTACATCATTTACAAATGGTTGGTGGGACACACAATTTAGTAATGTAACAGATCCAGAAGAAAGAAAAAAATTATTAGGATCTAACACTCTACCTTTTTATTTAAGAGGAGAGATTATAAATAAAGAAACTGGTGAAAGAGCAGCTACAAAAATGATGAAAGTAGCAATTAGTTTACAGGGTTCTTATAATAATCTTTTAAACCAAGTATATAAAGGTCAAAAAATAGGTACCATTGAAAGACTTAATGAACTTATTAAAGATGAGGAATGGTTGAATACAGGTAATAATAGAAAAGCAATTACTATAGGTGGACCAAGAATTCCAAATGATGCTACAAATACTATAGAAGGTGCTGAAGTATGGCATTTTGTAGATCCTGCATTTGGTAATACTGTTATTGTTCCTACAGAAATAGTTGCTAAAGCTGGTTCTGACTTTGATGGTGATAAACTTTTCTTTGCAATGGCTAACATTGATAAAGATGGTAATTACATTAGTAAAGGAATTTCTGATTTTGAAAATAAATTAAAGAAAGCTCAAGAACTTGAGAAACAGTTTGAGGAAAAGAAAGCTTCTAATAAAAAATTAACTAAAGAAGATTTTGAAAAACTTCCTGAAATAAGTTCTGAACAATTAATAGAGCAACAGAAAAGATATTTACAAAATAAATATATTGAAACTCATACATCTTTGTTAGCTCTTCCTGAAAACTATGCATATCTAGTTACACCAAACTTGACTCACTTGGTAGATAAATATATACCGTATTTAGAGAAAACAAGAAGTGGTTATGATAGATATAAAAACCCAGGAAATATTGAGCCTAATAAATCAGCTCCTGATAAAGATGGAAAAAGAAAAACAGTTATAAGTCCTACAAGATTATTAGAGGCAACCTATAACTTGTATAAACATGCTGCTAATTTATCTTTAGAGCCTTCATTAGGTATACAAGCTAAAATAACAAAGAACCATACTATATTTAAAACCATTGGAGCTAAAATGCCTAATACATATAAAGATGAGTTCTTTAATTTAGATACAGGTGAGTTAATTATAAAACCATTGGAACTACCTTTAGTAATGAGATTTTTACATAATGTAGTTAGAAATGAAAAAGGTGAATTAGTAATTTCATTATCCGGAGAAAAAACACAGAAGGGTAGTAGAATTACTGACTTAAACTCACATAATCTTAATGGTATATTAGATAGAGCAAAAAATCCTTTTCCTTTTGATCTACAGATGACTCCAGAAGGTATTAATGTAATTAGTTACTTAATACAAGCAGGAGTAAATGAAGAAGAAGTATTCATGTTTGTTAATCAACCTTTGATTAAAAAATACATGGAAGACCAAAGATTAATGAATAGTGCATACTATACTATTATAAATGGTCAAAAAGCTTCTAAGGTTAAGAGTACAGCTCTATATGATATTGCAATACCTATATTAGACACATTAAATGATGGACAAAAAACTGATTTACTAAATAAGGTAAACCGTGAAAAACTAAGAGCTGCTATTAATACAGTTAGAAAGTTAGAAGATCAAAATGTATTTGTTATAACCCCTAATGCAAGTAAAGGAAGATTACTATCAATAAATGATTTAGCAAATGAGTTAAACTCTAAAAAAATAACTGAGGTAGATAAGATATTTCTTTATAACAAATCAGAAGATAAGTATAATATAATACTATATAAATCTGCTAGTGAGGTAGGAGATTTATTAGATAATTCAACAATTCCTTTTACAACAGAAGTTTTATCAAGAACTTATTTACCCGCAGGTGATATTAGGTTAGAAACTTTATATGATGGCATATCAACAAATGATAGTTCAAGTTTAAAATCACTGGCATTATTCATGAACTTTATTGAGTTAGAAAAACAATTTGAAGGAATGGATAACTTACAACAGTCTTTTGCTCCAGATACTTCAACATTAACTACAACTCAACAAGTAAGACAAAGAAAAAGTAATTATAAAATGCTTGCTGAGTCTAGTAAAATAGACAATGGAACCTTTAAAAGATTAACTAAAGACTCTGTAGTATCTTCATTTAATATAGATGATTTAATATTAGATTTAATATTACCATTATTTTCTTTAAGATTAAATGCTGACATCAGTACTTTTATATCAGACAAAATAGTTCAGGAAAGAAGACTTATAAAATCAAAATTTGGAACAGGTATAAAGGGACAAGAAAACTTCACTAAAGCTTATAATAATGGTGTAATTAACTTTATATATCAAAACTATATTTCTAATTTTCAAAATGAAGATGGTAAATTAGTTAATGTGGGCCCTGAAGTCGGAGGCTTTCCTACTTTAATAGATGATAATGCAGACTTTGATGCTATTGTAGAAAATGGTGTAATGATCATAAATACAAAAGCTATTGAAGATGACTTTAATAATAAAGTATTTTTAGAAGGAAACACTACTGCTAGAAATTATGCAGAACAAGGTCTAGATGTATTTAAACCTAATCAAAATCCTTTCTTAAATTTAAATAGTTACTATAGATATGTTTTAGAAAGAGAGGCGTTAAGAGTTAAAAATCCTATTGAATCCTTAGAAAATGATTTAGCATATAAAGAGTTTTTAAGTAAACTAGGTAATATTCCTGAAGATGCGTATGAAGCATGGTTATCTGAAAAAGCTTTAAGAGATAGTTATAATAAAGCTTATATAATGGGCTCTACTAAATATAGTTATTCAGATACTATACTTGATCTTATAAGAGGTTTATCAGATAAAGTAAAATCAGAGTATCCTATATTATCACAGATTGCACCTGCTGAAACAAGAAGAGCTAATGTAAAACTTCTACAATTAAATAATAAAAAGCTTGTAAAAGGACAGTTAGCAGAAATATATTACTCTAACTTGCGTAACTTAGGAGATGTTACTATTAAAAAAGTTGATGATCCAGAATTAAATAAAAGAATATCAGACTTATTTAATGAGTTCTCATTAATGATGTTTTATCAGCATGGGGTTGGACCTACTAAATTTGGATTTACAAAAGCTTTAGATCCTGAACAGTATCAAAAATTAATGCGTTATGCAGTAGATGATTTCTTTAAAAATTATTTTATATCTCCAGAGGATACAAATAAAATTTTAAATAGAATATATGATACTGTTGTAAGTGAAGAAATGTTCAAGAACTATTCTGTTCCTTTAAAAGGTTTTCATGCTAAAGAAGTAAAAGATGAATTTATAGAGTCATTTGATTTATTAACTGGTTTATCAGAGGGTCCTGTTATTATGTCTGCAGAAGACATTGCTTCTTATAACACATACTTAAGTAAGAGTAATAACATTAAACCTAAAGTATTCTTTACTCCAAAAACTTTATTTACAGAATTTTATAATAATGTAACGGGTAAAAGACAAACTATGCCTGAAAGTGCACAGTGGAATCTAAACTCATATGGTTATTATGATATGATAGATAATGCCACAAAAGAAGTTTACATACAAAATGTAGACTTAGCAACTGGTAAAAAGATGTTATTAGCTGATGAAGTATATCCTAAATCTTCTGTTAAACCAGGGAGAACTCCTGCAAGTAAAGTAGTTGGTATAAATATTAGTACTAAATCATCTGATAAGCTGGGTAGAGAGTTAACAAATCCTAACTGGGGTGCTAAAAATATTATGGATATAGAAGCTGAATATAAAGCAAATGCTTCTAAAATAAAAGCTCCTAATCTTAATGCAGAAGAAGCATTAAGATATGATATGAATCTTATGTATAAACTTCAGATGAAAAAGTTTAAGGCTCATCCAGAATTGGTTAAAGAAATAACAGATAGAGGTGGTGTGCCTTTCTTAGAAGCTTCTGAACATACTGTAGGAGTAAAAGGTAGCAGATGGGAAGGTAAAGGAACTGATAGCAATTTTATTAAAGTTCTTATCAGATCTTATCAAGATTCTTTAAAAGCTAACCAAGCTCCTGTAAGTGCTACAAACAATCCAGCAGAATATACTAATCATTCTGGAGGAGCTAACGGCTCTGATACTGAGTGGGATGTTATTGGTAAAGAGTTTGGAATGGTAAATAATAACCATTACTATACTGGGGTAAAAAGTCCAAAAAATGCACCATTAGGAAACGTAGATATTACAGATGAACCAATAGCTGTAGAAGGAGCAAGTAAAGTTGCTCAGGCTGCTAAACAAATGTGGGGTTACAAGTATAACACAATGAAAGACCAGAGACTGATTAGAAATTGGGCTCAGGTTGCTAATTCAGATGCAGTATTTGCTATTGGTACATTAGGTAAAGAAGGTGATATCTGGAAAGGAGATGAGAAATCTGCTGAACCAAGAAAACTTCTCAAGTTTGCAGTGCAAGGTGGAACAGGTTATGCTGTAGAAATGGCTATACAAGCTGGTAAACCTGTATATGTATTTGACCAAGTAAGAAATCAATGGTATAAAAATATTAATGGTGAATGGTCTAAATCTGAAGTACCAACTCTTACTAAAAACTTTGCAGGCATAGGCACTAGAGAAATTAATGAAGCTGGTAAACAAGCTATTAGAGATGTATATGCTAATACATTTAAAGCTACTACTCAACCTACTGTACCAGTAGGAGAAGTTAAAGAAGGAGTAGCAGAACTATTTAAATCTAATCCTGAATTAGCTAATATAGGAACTGCACAACAATACTCTAGATATCTTGACACTATATTCCCTGATAATGCAATAGTTTACAGAGGTAGTGAAAAAGGAAGAACTGATTTTCAGACAAGAGGGTTTTTTACTGATAAATTAAGTTATGCAAAAGAATATGCTTTTGACAAAGGGTTTGTATCTAAAAGTGAAAAGGAAATAGTAAACACATTTCTAATTAATACGGCTAATGTGAAGAATGTGGGAGAAATGAATACTGAATCTGTAAAAAATGAACCACAAGATTTGGTATTAAAAGGTACAGATAAAGGCAGAACAAAAGAATCAGGTAATGTATATGCTACAACATCAAAAAATTTACATGAATTAGGTAGTAAACAAGATATAGAAGGGTTTAAAAACTTTGTATCCGGTCAACCTACTGTAGAACCAGTAACATCAACTGGTGAACCTACAATACAAGAAGAAGATATGAAAGTATTCCAAGCAGCATTAAAAGATAATGATGGAGTATTACCAA